AGCGCACGTAAAACCCCACCGATTTGGCAAAATGCCTGGCAGTGGGGTTTCAAACGTGCCTCCAGCAGGATTCGAACCCGCGACCAAAAACCACACAACCAGCAAAAATACCAACAATATCCCTAGGCGCCACGACAATCCCACGACGCCTGCAAAACCCCATCCATAGCGCGCGCAACCTCATCCAAATCACCGTCAAAAAGATCCGCATAAACATCCAACGTCATCGCCGCCGACGCATGCCCCAACTGCCTTTGCACAACCTTCACACTCGCCCCAGACGCCACCATCAACCCCGCCGCCACATGCCGCAAACCATGCGGCGTCACCCACGGAAAATCCGCATCAGCACCCATAGCACGCTGCACCGCACCATAAAACCACCCATCATAACCAGGCACCCGCATAAACCCACCATCCGACTCCCTAGGCCACAAAAGCGCATCCCTAGCCTTCCCCTCCATCAACGGCACCAGCATCTGCATCACCCTACGCGGCACCGCCACCGTCCGCCGCTCATGATTCTTCGGCGTCCCCACATGCACTTCATACCCCACAGTCACCGCATTACGAGTGATACTAAGCCTCCCCCTCGCCTCATTCACATCACACACTCGAAGCGCCACCGCCTCACCCCACCGCAAACCAGTCGTCGCCAATACCCACACCAGCTCCTGGTAGCGGCTACACTGATCCACTAAAAACTGCACCTGGCTCGCCGTCAAATACACCTTCTTCGACTTAGCACGCCGCGGCAACCGCACACCCCGCGCCGGGTTCGCTTTCAACAGCCCGTCCAGCACCGCCAGGTCCAGCACTTGGGCCAGGCAGGCGTGGGCGTGCCGAACCGTGGCAGCCGCACGATCAATGCCCGCCACCCACTCCTGCACATCACTCGGCCTCACCCCCATGATTGACACACCACCCCACTTGGGTCGCACATGCACCCGCCATGACTGCTCAGTCGTCCGCATAGTTGACGGCTTCAGGTGGGTTTGCATAGCAAGCCACCGATCCCCCAATTCCCCCACCGTGATAGCTGTTTTCGTTGGTGCCCGCCACTGCCCAGCATGAATATCCGTAGCGTTCTTAGCCGACCAAGCCTCCGCCTCCGCCTTAGTGCGGAAACCCTGCTTCGTGCGGCCCCGACCATCAGGCGACCGGTACTGAACCCGCCACGCATACCCCCTCGCTGTTTTGTATTTACGAATCGACGCCATTCTTTGTTCCCCTTGCTCCTTGTTCCCGAAAAGGGCCCCCACCAAATCGGCAAGGGCCACAAAAATTTACAAGCCAATTACAGGCCCAACATTGTCCACACTAGTGTCCACCAATCACCGCAGCTCAACCCGTAAAAACAGGGCAAACCGCCGCATTAACGCTCACAACATTGTCCGCTTAATACTCGCTTAGCGTCGCTTCCACCATCGCATTATCTTTATCAATAGGGGTCACTGTGCAAGTCCAATTCGTCCGCAATTTTGCGCCGAAAGCATTCTGGGCATCCACATGCCCGCTAACCATCCAATCCTTATGGTCAGCGCTCTGCACCGCAATGAAATCGAAAAGCCCCTCAAATTTCGCAGTAGACGGCGATTTTAACTGCTGCTTAATCCGATCATGGCACAAATAACGAGCCCGGTTATCACTCCACCCCATGATCCGATCAGGGTCATAAGGCTCACTACTCGGACTACTATATTCCGGCGAAAGCGTCGAAATAACGTTACTATACGACGTTGGATAGGTAATAGCTTTCTCGCCAATCCCCAGTGTCCGCCCCCAATTGCCTTGGCCCCAAAGTGCAAGCCCACATAAAACAACACCAATAATGATTGCTAAATTACGCAGTGTAGAACCATTAATACCATCATTATCCTTGGTTGTATTACCGCCCTTAACGCTTTCCGCACCAGCAGTTGGCTTCACCACTGCCGTATGCGCTACCTTGCCGGACGGTACCTTAGCCGGTTGAATCTTGCTTAGTGCTGCTGGTCGGGCGTACGCAGAAGGAGCAGGCTTCGATGGCTTCGGCGGGGTAATGACTTTACCTTTCCTGTCCCCCTGATAAGCGTTGGGCACGCTATACGAAGACGCTTTAGGCACTAACTGTACGTTAGGCGGAATCGCCGTGTCAGTAGCAAGAAGATACAAGTGCAGGTTAATGAACCCATACTCATCACGCCTATATCTACCTTGAACAATGGCCGTTTTCCCACTAGCCGCAATCCGATTAATAAACGGCAAGTACGTTGCCGTGCGACTTCGAGAAATATATCCAACGGTTTGCCCTCCGTACCGGATGCTAATGGCATTAGGATCATACGGATTATCAGGTTCCGGTACCACCTCGAATAACGTAGCGGTCTCAGGAACCCGAATATTTTCATAAAACTCGGTTCCAACAGCTTTCACAGTCGGACGCTGTGAAGCCTGAAGAAGTATGGGCTCCATGGTCGCTAGCTCACACCCACCTTCGCGGCTAGGGTTTCAATGCTTTGCGTGATACTCACAGGGTGTCCTTTGCAAATAGTGGAGATCAATGCTTGGGATAAGAGTCAGGGTCAGCTGAGGCTGAGGCCGCATGCGCTCACATGCCGGGTACGACCTACGCGGTAGAGTCGCTCCCAGGTGCGCAGCAGGTGCATGGTAACACCTAGCTCTGCGGCCATGGCCACGGGCTCGGAATCGCATTCCCACGCGGCTTCTTCTACCAGGCCATCATCTAGCAGCTGGTTAGCGGCCCATTCGTCGGCTTCGCGTTCATTATCTGGTGTGGAGCAGTCATGATTGTGATACGCATGCCCTAACTCGTGGGCAACAGCGCACACCCGAGTTATCGGGTCCAACCCATGCCGGGCATAGATCGTGCGAGTCAGTGGATGCCAGCACGCATTCATGCGTGGGGTAAGCGCCCCCGTCTCGACAAGACGAACATCAAACTGATGCAATAAATGTTCCAGCCGTTGTTCAGTATCATTCATGATTGGCTCCTCAAACTGATAACTGACTTAAACAATTATGAAACAAATCCATGCCAGAAGCAATAAATTTTGGCGAAAAAATATGTGTAATAAATCTCAAACCCCTGATATGCTTGCAAGACATGATCGCGCATATCTAAACTAGCTGGGGTTCAACTCAAAAACCCCCGATACTGCCTGCTCAAACCCTGCTTTCAGGGCTGTAACAAGCATATCAGGGGTTTTACAGGTTGAACCACAACACCTCAGCTTTTGAATCTTTTATGTGAAATGCTCCTCAATGGGGGGAGTCGCCTGTTGAGCAGCCACCCGCTCCACACCCGCATTAATCCGGGCAATAATCGCATCATCATCAAAAACATCAGCAGGGGCGCCGCTGTCAGTATCGGTAGCCTTGGTTGCTTGTTCATTAGGGGTTGGAGTTAACTGCCCTCGGCCGTAAGCGCCAAGCTCTATTTTTGCCTGAGGCGTAAGAGCGTCTTCCGCGAGTTTATAAATCAGCTGTTCGGGGGTTGCTGCATCCAACAAAAGTCCATCTCCACCCAGATAATCAAAAGCTTCCGTATGTGTGAGCCTTCCAAGCTCAACTAAGGCGTGTATAGGAGAAAGATTTAACTTTCTGGACACCAGTATCAACTCGTCTGACGACAAGCCCTCGCTAAGCCGTTTAGTAGCGGTCCTGCGAGAGACGCCTAGAAGATCGGCCAATTCAATCGTGGATATTTTCCGTCGAACCATTGAGCTGAACCATTCTTTCTCTCCAGTCATACCCTTAGCCTAGTGGGTAATTTTATTCCCGTCAAAGGTGCGATTAGCTGCCATTTCTATTGGAAAAGCCGCGTTTTAAGAGAAGATTATTGCGCATTATTTCAATAATGCGCTAAAATATGCCCATGAATACAGGAGGAGACGAGAGAATGGGAAAATTCTTGCTCAGTCTTGATGAAATTGATCGGGTTAAGAGACGCAATTCCATCCATACGTTGGTCGATTTAGAAAAAGTAACCAAAGTTACCCGAAAAACATGGCGGGAAGCGTTGAGTAGCCGGGCCCCAAAACCAGCAGTATTAGATGCTCTTGCTGATTTGGGCGCCCGGCCTGACAAAATCCTTGTTTTGGATGGGGCCTGAGATGCTACCTGTTTTTGTTGCGCAGGCTCTTCTTGATTATGTGGCTTCGAGGCACACCAAGTGGGGTTTGCCACTGGATATGGAATACGATTTTCCGGTTTTGACGGCCCCCGAGAACGATAGCCTGGCTGCTGATAGCAGGCTTATTGACATGGCGTGCGGGTGTTTGCTTCAGGCCTTCCGCCAGGTTGAGGTGCAGCTGGCCGAATCCGGGCAAACGCTCGGCTTTAACAGCCCCAATGGGGTGGCCTTTGCACTCGGCGATAACGGTAAGGTGCATTGCGTCGTGGGGACTGTTATTCGTGATAGTAGCGACCCCGACCCCAGTCTTATTGCTGAGCTCGATTCCCCATTCGTAGATCAGATTATCAGTGCTAGCTTGCAACGCCCTACTGCTGATACGGTTCGCATCCTCTGCTATCTCATTGGCGTGTTCTGCAGCAAGGTTAGCCCTTTCGGCAGCGTCCAAGCTTTCTCTAGCGGTTTCGTTAGCAATTTCAGCAAGACGGTTAGCGCGCTTCGCATCGTAATGGCTCAATACAGCAACACCCAGGCTGACCACGCTCCAAGTATAAACACCCGCGCCCCGTCGTAAAGCCCAGTAAAAAGCAAAAACCCCGCTTTACAGCGGGGCGGAACAAGAAACGATAGAGAAAGTGTAACACGAATGCATTATTTATTCAAAGTGAAAGTGCCTGGTACCCCGAACACGGTCGATGCGACCCTGATTGATGGGCAAATTTGGATCACACTGTCGTCAGTGTGTAACAGCCTGGGCATCCATCAGCCCACGCAGCAGGACCGCCTAAAACTCACATGCTGGGCGAAAATCGAACGGATCCCCCTGGTGACTGAACGCGGGCGGGAACAAACCATGTACGTGATCGACCGCCGCACACTAACCATGTGGCTGGCCACGCTAGGCGTCTACCGCAACAAAGCCACCCGGAAAACCCTAGAAGCCTACCAAATGAACATCGACGACGTGCTAGACCGGCTCCAACAAGGCCTACGTGGGGAGAAAAACTACCCCACCGCACCACTAGCAGAGAAGGCGCAGTGAGCATGGGCCGCTGTAAGACCCCCGTATCTAAACGCCGCCGGCCGCGCCGGGAGGGGGAGTGGTTGACACTGCCGGAGGCCGCTGCATATACGAAAATCCACCGCCAAACTCTGAGGGTGCTGCTGCTGAGTGGGGAGATCCCCTATAGCCGGAAAACCGCCCGGCCGCGCTCCCCGTACCTGATCGAGCGTGAACATTTGGACAGCTATCTTGCCCGGGTGAGTGATGATTGCCGGGCCGCTGCTGAGGGAGGTGCCTAATGTCCAGGTGCGAAGAAGCCCCGTTGCTGATTGATTTCTACAGCAGTGGTGAGCTAGATGCGGTCATGACCACGCTACAGATAGTTCAGGAATACGGCACCGCGGTCATCGGCGATATGGACGAGGCAGTCGAAATCGCACTCCAGCAAGCTCACGGTTTCATGCGTGAGCGCTCCTAAAACCTCTAATCAGAAAGGAAACAAAGAATGTCTGCTACCCCGTATAGCGCTGACCCGTACTACGACCCATATGAAGAGCTAGACCGCAGGTTTGATTATCGGGTTTTGGATGATGAAACCCGGGCGCTGCGGATCGCTGTGGGCCGACAGTTTAAGAATTTCGCCAGGAATCTGGAGGCGATGCTTGATGACAGCAGGGAGAAAAACTTGGCCTTGGAGCGTCTGGAGGAGGCGATGATGTGGGCAAACGCCTCGCTGGCCCGCGGTGCTGAGACCAGCTAGCGGGATAAAGGATAGCCCTGGCCTGGTAGGCCGCCCCAAAAGGCGTAGGGGTTCGATTCCCCCGGAGGGCACTAGGCCCCAGCGTGGGGCGTGTTGTACAGCGAACTCGATAGTGGAAACACCCAATTGCCCTTTCCTCGTGCGGGGAGGGCATCTAACCAGGGGCCTAAAACGGGCTCCTGTCAGGCTCATGCTCCGGTGAGGTAAAACCAGACTGCTTGTTGGTTTCGTGTTTGGTCAAGATATTGGTTGGTTTTACGCGGGTTCGACCCCCGCCATGAGCGCTACCCGCCTAACTAGCCGGGCGGGAACCCGGTGCTCCGTGGTCTTCCTCAGCCACGGGGCACCCCAAAAACAGAAGTTAAGGAGTAGCCAATGACGAAGCTCAACTACTTGGAAGAGGATGCTGCCCTGATCGTGGAGAACCTGCCGGAAGGGTTCGAAGCGACAGCCGAGGCGGCGCCGCTTTTCCTGATCTACGCGGTGCTGATGCGTGCTAAAGGCATCTACACGACGCTGGAAGACGTCCACGATGCGTGGGCTGCGTGGCGCACCACCACCAACCCAAACCATAGCGATTTAGTGCCCTTCGGCCAGCTTGATGCAGAAACCAGGTCGCTGGATCACCCGTTCCTCTACGCAATTCATGCGGCAGCCCATATCCGAAACAACCAAACCGAAAAGGAGTCATAATGAATCCCGTACTCGTCATCTCGATAGTGGCAATCGCTATCTCTCTCACCGCCCTGGGCGTTTCAATCGGCGCCCACATGGCCGCCCGCGACTGCCGCAGGGTGACCGTGATGTTCATGACCACGGTGATGGAATACCTGGACGGAGACAGCCAGGTAGGGGTTTGCCTGAAAAAAATCACTGGTGCCGCCAACCAGGGCGATAAAAAATCGAATCCGCGGGTGGTAAAGCGCATTCGAGATGACCACAACCGCTAAAACCACCAGCCGGCAACAGCGGCCGCTTACTCCCGACGGTATTCTTACTGCCCCGTGCCATCAGGTGCTCCTCCCGTTTTGGGATGGGCGCCTGTACATGGAGAAGGAAGAAATGATGCTGGCCCGCCATGAACAGGCGAAACAGCTTTGCGATCAGTGCCCGCTGCTAGAGGCATGCGGCCGCTACCTGGAGCGCATGGAAGAACAACGAATGCCCGTCGACGGGGTAGTAGCAGGCCGTTATTACACGCCGAAAAAACGCCGGCGGCGTAAAACGAAAAACCGGGAAAACACTTAGCTAGCCTGCATTTTTTAAAGCGAAATCCCCCGATATTGCTTGCTTGGGCCTTGTTTTTGGGTCTATGGCAAGCATATCAGGAGGTTTTCGAGTTGAAGCCCAGCTTGAGGTTTCTTGGAAGGCTACGAGGCTCAAGCATATCAGGAGTTTTGCGAGTTGAACCCCAGCCCTTTTGATGGTCTCGTACGTACCGTGGCAAGCATATCAGGGGTTTTCGGAGTTGAACCCTAGCTGCCCCCATTAATAACAAAGTAAGGAACCCATATAGTATGGATAACAAAATCACACCGTTCTCGTTTAATGGTACGCAAGTGCGAGTCGTCACCCGCTGCGGTGCCCCATGGTGGGTTGCCGCCGATGTAGCGAAAGCCTTGGGGTATCGAACCACTGGTGAGGTTACGAGGTTCGTGCGTGACCATCAAAAGGGTATCGAGATTCTCGATACCCTTGGTGGTAGCCAAAAATTCGCTGTCATTAGTGAACCCGGCTTGTATCTGGCAATTCTAAAATCTCATGCCGCCTTGGCCGAGAGGTTCCAGGACTGGGTGACGGAAGAGGTGCTGCCGGCGATTCGGTCGCATGGCGGGTATCTCACCCCGGAAGCGACAGCCCAGGCGTTGTCTGACCCGGATTTTATTATCCGCCTGGCTACGCAGTTGAAGGAGGAGCGGGCTCAGCGTTTGGAGTTGGAAACCCGGGTGGAAGAGGCTGCGCCCAAGGTGCTTTTTGCTGATGCTGTGAGCGCATCGACCACCTCGATCCTGGTGGGGGATTTGGCGAAGATCCTCAAAGGCAACTGTATTGATATTGGCGCTAACCGGCTCTTCACCTGGCTACGAGCCCATGGGTTCCTCACCTCCCGCCGTGGCGCTGATTGGAACAGCCCTACGCAGAAAGCCATGGAGCTGGGCCTCTTCGAGATCAAAGAAACCGTTATTACCCACGCTGATGGGCATATCACGGTCAATAAAACGCCGAAAGTCACGGGTAAAGGCCAACAATACTTCATCAGCCGTTTCCTTGATGGGCGATTCAACATCAACGACACATCCGTCACAGTGACGAAACAAGGAGCATAGGAATGACCACGACGAACACTCCCACTTACGAATCCCGCCTAGCGCTACGATCCCTCCGCAGGCACGCCGCAGGTAAAAAGACCGGGCGGGCTGGGGTACGGGCCATGGAAGCCCTCGGGTACGTCACCGAGGACGGCACTATCACCCCGGCCGGCAACCAAGCCCTACACGGTGAAAAATAGGTGGCACCTATGATAAAGCACCCGGAAATCCGTGATGCCCTCTACGAAAATGAGAAAAACAAACTCCGGCTCGAAATGAAACGCGAACGCCTCCAGGCGGCTAACCGCTGCTGCGCGCTGGAAGCCACCGGCTATCACCCACACCAGCAAATACACATTTGCGCCAGGCGCAGCGGGCACCGCGGCGGCCACCACGACTACGACACCGGATTCCACTGGAAATGGAACAAAGAAGAAGGACCAACGAAATGACAGATCACCCCTCAATCCAGCAAATGCTAGACAGCCTGAAGTATCTCCGGGAGGAAACAACCCTCCTGGATGAGGAGGATGAAAAACACCTACGGGTGGTGTCCCGCTGGATAAATTTCCTGCTAGACGACACCGACTACCAAGAGATGCTAAACCAGCCTGAATTCCGAGATAAACCCGACGACTATGGGGTGCTGGTGGAATTCCTCCCCGACATGCCAGGGATCGGAGAAGGATCAAGATACATTATCGAGATCAGCCATCAAGGGCCCGACGATATCACCATCACCGTCAGTGATGACTGTAAGTACGACGCCTGCAAGATCACGCAGAAAAACCTCTACCAGCTAGCCCGAATGGCGCTAGTCATCCTCCTACAGGCGGAAAACCTTAAAACCAGAGAACGACACAAAAATGAACACCCCGGCAAATAGCCTAGCGCCGATGCTGGAGGCCATCGGTCGGCTCAAAAAATACGCCCCCGCAGAGCCCCTGGACCGCCAAGACATCAACACGATCATTGATACAATCGAGGCTCTGACCGACAGCCCAACCTACCAGCCAACAGACAGCGTAGGATACGGCAGGATCGACGACGAAGGCTACAGGGACGGGCTCTTAGTGCTGCAAAACGGCGCGCTACAAGGATTCGTGATGGTTGACCACTGCGGCCCTGACCACATCATCCTGAGGACGGAAACTAAGCGAGACGCCCACCACATCACCCGGGATCAGCTCTACCGGCTAGCCGCAGGTATCCTCACGGTACTAGCGCACGTCGATCACCCCGACCAAAAATAAGTAGAACAAACTTTCCAATTATTGGATTGCTAGTCGGTTATCCGCCATGATTCCGCCACACTCCCGAAGTTGCTCTCGTGCCTCTAAAAGCAGCTTCGGTGGCACCCCGGCGCGCTCGGCTTCGGTAATCGCCCGGCTTAGGGCTTCGCTGGCGTTTAGGGCTTCGTTAGCGGCTGCTATGAACTTCTCGGTGGTGTCGGTAAGTTCCGATAGCTTATCCGTAACTCCTGCCAGGCTTTCGCTAGCGCTGGGGTCAATAGTGAAAGCTTCCACTGGAACGCCTAGCACTTCGGCTAGGGCAGTAGCTTCCCAGATTCGCGGTATGCGCTCCCCGGATTCGATACGCCGGAGATTGGTCATGTGCATTGTATGGCCGGCTCCTTCTAGCTGGCGACCTAGCTCCGCTAATGACCATCCGGCCCTCTTCCGGTAGTAGATGAGATTCTGACCAAAAATGCTACTTTTATCCACCATTTAACCCTATCATGTGCACAATGTGTGTTGACATAAGGGGCGGCATTACTTAATATTTGCCCTATACATGTTTAAACACATATCGTGCTTGAAATTCCCCATATCCCCACAGAAAAAATCACAAATAGAACATTTATCACCGTTGTTAGCAAAAGCTAGCAAGCTGCCACCACCTAAAGGAGACCCATTATGGCAACGAAAACTGCCACTGCCCCCAAGGATGACCGGCTGTTTATCCGTATCACTCTCGATTTTTTCGGTAACCCAAAGGTGTTTCCGTTATCGCCGGGCGCCAAGCTGGCTTTTATCGAGATGATTGCTTGGTCGGCCTGGCATCATACTGATGGGCGAATCAGGAAGCGGTTAGCGCTTGCTATGTGGACGTCAGAAATCGTCGAAGAGCTTCTAGACAGTGATCCCGAACGCCCCCTGCTTTCCGAGGGCGACACCGATTATTTCATCCATGATTATGCGGAGCATCAGCAAACCACTGCCGATATTGAGGCGGTGCGTGAAGCCCGGCGCGCAGCTGGCCGTAAAGGCGGGCTCGCTAAAGCCGCAGCTCAAAAGGGTGTTTCTAGCAAAAAGGTAGCAAAAGCTAGCAAGCCGCTAGCAAAACCTGCCGAGAAAGAGAATGAGAAAGAGAACTATAAAAAGAAAGGGGAAAGAAAAGCCCGTGGTTCGGTAGCGGCCCCTGTTGCGCTTTGCCCCGTGCCCGACGCCCCCTCTCCCTCTTCTCAAATCGAAATTGAATTGACCCCCGCAGGGGTGGCGCCTGCTACCGCAGTCGGCCACTCTGCCGCCCCGGAGTCTCAAGAGTCGAAGCCGGTGGGCGCCCCGCGGCCGGTGGTGGTTGATCCCCAGTCTGCGGTAGAGCCCGCGCCTGCCCCGGTTCTTGAGGATCCGTGGGCTGGGCTGCCTGACCTCGCCGATCACCAGACCGCCCAGGTGTCCGACACGGATTGTGCTGATGGGCGGGTGCCTGCCTGTCTTAACCCCACCAGTGAGAAAACCGTAACCGCGAAGGATCAGGCTGTGGTTGCTGCTGTCCGGGCGTACCAGGTGATTGGCACGCCTGCGGAGTGGTCGAGTCCTGACGACCCGCGGTGCCGGAAACACGCCTACCTGCCGCGGGAAGAAGTACCCCCCTGCCGTAACTGCATGCGGTCCCGGCAGTGGTTCGAGCAGCGCGCCGTAGCGGAAAAGCAGGCACATCTAGCAGCTATCCACGCCTGCCCCTTGTGCGACGAGCTGGGCTACGTGGCGGTCAAGAACGCCGCAGGTGAAACGACGGGTGTGGCGCACTGTGACCACACTGGCGAGCTACCGAAACCGAAAGCAGAGACCCAGCCCCGGCCGGTAGGGCGGGGCATGCCCGCACACTTACGCGAGAAGCTGGACGGCATCCTGGGGCGTCAAACTGCCCAAGAAACCGCCCCAGACGCCCCGCAGAAGCCCGAAACCCCCAACACCCACTCCGATACCCCAAACCATGATCCAAACCCGGCAAAAGAGCGTTCAGGTGAACTCGTAGCAGTGGGGGCGGCATCATGAGCCACGACCCATTCTTCGACGCCATCCGGGAGCGGCTTTTACCGGACGCCACCGACACCGAAATCGAAAGTCTGTTTGGTCGGTATTTGGGTGCCCAGCCCGAGCCGGTATTCATCGCCCACATCGCTGGTGACCCCAAACCCCAAGGATCCAAGCGCTACGTGGGTGGCGGGCGAGTCATCGAGGACAACCCCGGCACCCGGGTGTGGCGGCAATCCGCACAACTCCAACTCGCCACCTACCGCAACCGCCAACTGAAAGAACCCATCGACGAAGCGGTGCTGGTGCAAGCGGTTTTCTGCCTACCCCGCCCTAAAAGCGTCCGCAGCATGCTCCCCACGTCTAAATCCTCATACGACCTCGACAAACTATGCCGGGCGCTAGGGGACGCCTTAGAAGGGGCCGGTGTGCTCAAAAACGACTCCCGAATCACCACATGGCACGCCCGTAAACGCTACGCCGAAGCCGACAGCAACGGGCCAGCTATCACCGGCGTGTTCCTACGAATCTATAAGGAAAAACAATAATGTGTACGCTGTTAGACGAAAAAACCCGGCGCGCTAGGAAACCACACGAGTGCTATACGTGCGGGGCGGTAATCAACCCTGGTGAGGAATACTGCTGGGAAAAATATGTAAACTGCGATGGCCTTTATGAACTGAAAAGCTGCTTAGCTTGCGATATGGCCTTCCCTGAAGTATGGAACTACGTGGGTGAATGGCGGTGCATATCTGACGAAGGCATCACCTTCGAGGACTATCTCGAATGGGCGACCGACCCCGACTATGATGACACCCCCGCCAAGCAGGCCTGGCGTCAGCGTGCCGGCTACACCAGAGAAGGGAAGCTCATTAAATGATCCTCGACGTTACTTGCGGTGCCAGGCTCATGTGGCACAACAAACACCACCCCGATGTGATCTACGCCGACCAGCGGACGACGCAACACCAGCTATCAGATGGCCGGGAAATCACCATCAACCCGAACATCCAACGCGCCGGGGCGACTGGGTGGATGTGCCAGAAATACGGGGTTCTCATGACCACGTGGCGGGAAGACCTGCGCCAGTGCTTCGTTGAGTGTTTCCGGGTGCTCGCCCCAGGCGGCACGCTCACTCTCAAGTGGAATCAAACCCACATCCCGCTACGGGAGGTACTGGCACTATCCCCATACCCGCCCTTGTATGGTACCCGCCACGGTAAAAACAATGCGACGTCCTTCACGGTTTTCCATAAGCCAATGGAAGCAGGGGTTTTGTGAGTTGAACCCCAACCCTGATCCTAAAGTCATCTGGCAGACCGTGCTTGCTACCGCCTACCAGGAGTATACCGCGGCGAAAAATGGTGACAGGTCGCATCGTGATGGAGTGGTGGTAACCCCCGTGGAAATCGTAGATTTTCAAGTCAGGGCACTGAAAGATTCCCTTGCCGCCCAAGGCGCCACACTAGCTGACCCACGGGTAGAAATACTCGACCCCTTCGGCGGCACTGGCATCTACTGCGCCAGAATAATGCAACTATCTGGGCTCACACCGGATGAACTCGACGACCTCTATCACTACCGCCTACGGATGATCGAAATCGACCCCGTCGCCTGCCAGATTGCTGACGCCAACCTCAAAACAGTTTTCGAAGAAGAAACAGGGCGGCTACCGCGCCGCAGCATTGTTATCTGCGCCGATACCTTTACGATCCCTACCGGAATGGAAGACCCCCATGTCTAGAAGCAAACGAACTAAACGAACCGTAATCTGCCTCCGCTGCCGAAACCTTAAACGCCACGAATGCCGCGGCCTCTGTAAATGCTGCTATAACCATGTGCGAGAGCACCGCAGCGGCAATGACACTCTAGACAATTACCCGCTCTACGCAGACCAAGAAAAATAACCCCACCAAAGGAGATACCATGAGCCTATCCGATCTTTACCCACCCATCCCAACGGAGCTAGACCCCTACCTAGGGCTGACTATCGACTCGGTGCCAGATAGCCTTAAGGGGTACTTAAAAGGGCAGCCGTTCATAGAGACACCATCTGGTAAGCCCGTTGTGCTGCTAGCCGATATCCAACCATCGAGGCAGCGCTATCCTGTTCTTGACCTGCAAATTGACTGTATCCGCTATGTAAACATTGCGGATTTGGCGCTCGCCCTAGATGATGAACTCCCAACCTATTTGACCTTCGAATCGCTCTATCTGATCCAGAACCCAGGGGAATACATCGACATCGAGGATGGTAAGCACCACATCATGGACGCGATGGGGTGGCGCCTGCACCGCATCCCCCAGGAGGTTTGGCCCCACCTGAAGCTCATGGACCAGTGGCTTCTTGACCTGGACCGTCACCGAGAAGTATTGCTCGAAAGCTATATTGGGGGCGACTGCCAGGTAAAAGACCCCAAACTTGTGCCGTTTCCAGGGAGCCACTGGTGGGCCCCCGCTCGGCGGCTAAAAGTGATTGATCGGTTTGCTAATTTCTAGCCGCACCATGCTGCCCCTCGCTATCGGGTGAATGTGGTAACGCAGGCGGCGTAAATCGAAAACCCGGGAAACCCCTAGTTAGCCTGCGTTTTTTAAAGCGAAAACCCATGATATTGCTTGCTCAAACCCTGTTTTCAGGGCTGTAACAAGCATATCAGGGGTTTTCGGGTAAAACCCCAGCTCCTCCATGAAAGACGCCACGATGATTGATATCACCCTCGCCAAAGACGTTCCGCACCGAACAACCATCACCGATACCGGAATAGAATACTGGACCGTCACGGCTATCACCCAGCACATCGGCGTCGCTAAGTCCACCTTTGCTAGCTACGTTGCCCGTGGCCAAGCCCCACAAAGTAACCGCACCCCCACCCCTCGCCTCCAGGGTGCGGTGAATGCTGCTAGTGGTTGAGCCTCAGCTTTACTATTTCCTCACGCATACCAGCTGGGGAACGGGAGGAAACCATGGGTGCCACCACTGCCACCACCGAGGCGGGCCTACGCGCCACGCTACGGGGCCTACAGGGGCTCTGGGTAGAACTGGAGTCCGCCAAGTACCCCACCCCCACCCGTATAACAAACCCCCAGGGGGGTAAGAAGCCCGGGGCCCACCCCACCACACCAGGCGGGGCCGCCACCACCCTGGACATCGACCTTACCCTTAGGCTCTTCGAGGTCGCCCGAGACGTCGCCAACCACATCCAACCCGAACGCATCCTCACCTGCGACGCCCACCAACTCCTACGCTTCCTCGACTTCAACGCCGGGCTGATTGCCCCGCTCGACTTCGCCCCCGACATCCACGCCGAACTCCGCTACCAAGAATCCAGGCTCCAGGAATTCCTCCGCGCCGGGCAGCCCATGGTGTGCGATGCTGGCGAACCATGGCTGACGTGGCGAACTATCATCCACGCTGCCCATGCCGAAGGGCATGTGGTTAGCCGTGCGCTGCTGCGCAAGTGGGCCGAGCGTGGACACATTGACACTCGCTTAAGCACTGATCGCATCGCATGCTATCGACTCGGTGAGGTGTTGGACCGCCTGAAAAATATGCCTTTGCCTGCTGTCACAGCAGATGATATAATCGACGCGACGACGCAGGCTGCAAAAAAACCGGTGGAGGGTTTAGCGCCTGCGATTCGTCATCAGGGGTGTTTTGATGGCTCCTCACCCCGGATAGCTCGTGGGGCAGGGGATTGCCGCTCCACTTCCTCTCATCTTCTGACCTTCAGGGAGGGATAAACCACATGGCAGCGTGGCAAAACGGCAACCCTACCCACGTGAAAACTCATATCCGCAAGAAAATCCTTGCCCGCGACGGCTACACATGCCAACAATGCGGCAGCCCAGCCGCCGAAGTAGACCACATCGACAACACCCGCGGCCCCGGATACGATGCCCTTAGCAATCTCCAATCGCTCTGTGTTCTATGTCACAAGGCCAAAACGCAGCGTGAAGCCCAGGCGGCACGGGTCGCCCGGGTAGCGAGAGTGAAGCGACCCCCCACCCCCTCATTTTGTGATATTCCCCACACTAGCAGGTTTGATACCGGCCGGGGGTAGGGGGGATACCCCCCGATGCGGCCCTCGGGCCGCGGAGGGCAAAGGGCCTGACAGTCCGTACGGGTTCCCAAGGTCAACCTAAAGGAAAGGTTAGGAAAACCTAAGAATGCGAAAGGGGGTGCCGACCGTGCCCGGACCACCCCCGAAAAAGAACGCCCGCCGCCGCAACGCCCGGCCCGACTGGGTGACGCTCCCCGCCGATGGACGGAAGGGGCGCGCGCCCCGATGGCCACTGCCCGGCCGAGTGCAACGCGGGTGGGCGGAACTCTGGCGACGGCCCCAAGCAGTCATGTGGGAACGAAACCACGACGAATTTTTAGTCGCCCGCTACCTTATCCTACGGAACGCCATTCAGGATGAACTTGACCATAGTGTGGTCAACGCCAGCGCTATGGCGGAGCTTCGCCAAATCGAAGACCGGCTGGGGCTCTCGCCCATGGCCATGAAACGCCTCCAATGGGAAATCGGCGATATTGAACAATCCAAGCCTGAGGACGACGGGGTGGTGATCGACGCCCATGACCGCTTCGCTAATCTCTGACCTCACCATGCCGCCCGGCTACTACCTCGGTGCCAAGGGGGCCTGGTGCACCCTCCCATGGCCCACCACCATGGATGAAAAACTGGACCTCATCGCTCACTCCCTAGGCCCCGCGGTCATCGACTGGGCCGAATGGCGCACCGATGAACCGGGCCTCCTCAACGACGACGGCGAACCCTGGCGATTCACGCCAGGGCAAGCCCGCTTCCTCATCCTCTGGTACGCCTTCAACGACCAAGGCCGGTTCATCTACCGGCGTGGCTGCAAGCGCGGCAGCAAAGGCAGCGGCAAAGATCCTCTGGCCGCCGCCATGTGTAACATCGAGCTACTCGGCCCCTCCCAGCTCCACTGGGATGGCGCCCGCTACGTAGGCAAACAACACACCATGCCCCTCGTGCAGATAGCCTCCAACTCCGAAGAACAATCCAAAGACGTCCTCCGGGTTGCCAACAGCCAATTCGGCGCCGAAGCCACCAACTACTACGGGTTAGACAAGGGGAGGACTGCGACCTTTGTGAAAACCTCCCCAGCCCGCATCGAAGTGCTCACCGCCTCAGAGAGGTCTTCCGAAGGCGACCCTGCCACTTTCATCGTGCTCAATGAAACCCACCACATGACCCAGCGCTCCGGTGGGCATGCAGTCGCCAAAGTGGCTCGCCGAAACGTCGGCAAATCAAAGAAAAGCGTGCAGGCCCGAATGGTGGACTTCACCAACGCCCACCAGCGGGGCCAAGACTCCATCGGCGAAAAAACCTTCGAAGCATGGCAGAAACAACAATCCGGTAAATACCCGCAGCTCAAGAAAGACATCCTCTATGACTCCATTGAATTTGACCCCAAGCTAGACATCTACGACCCCCAGCAGCGCATGCTGGCGCTCCAGCAAGCCTACTCCGATGCCCCATGGGCCGACCTCGAACGCCTCTCCGACGAGGTGGTGGACCCCGAACTCTCGGCCGGTGACGCTATCCGCTTCTACATGAACGGACTCGGAGACGCCGAAGACTCCTACGTGTCTGCCAAAGCCTGGGCGGCACTCGCCGACCCCACCCGCCAGTTTGAGCCGGGGGATCAGATCGCCATGTTCCTCGACTGCTCCAAATCAGAAGACGCCACCGCCCTCATGGGCTGCCGAATCTCAGACGGGTACAACCAAACGTTGGGTGTGTGGTCCAGGCCCCGCGGACCCCGAGGTGAAGGCTATCTCGTCGACCGCGACCAGGTGGACGCTAGGGTGCGAGAAATTATGGAACTGTACAAAGTCGTTTGGTTCGGCGTCGACCCGTCACCCGCCAAAGATGACACCACCGAGGCCTCCTACTGGAGGCCCCTCATCGACGCATGGCACCGTGATTTCCGCCGAAAACTCCGCTGCTGGGCAACAAAAACCCACTCCGTCCTCTGGGACATGCGGCTTTCCGAACCCGGCGCCGCCGACCGGAACCGGCGCTTCTCCCAGGAGGTAGAGATCATCCAGGACCTTATCGACAAAGACGGCCTGGACGGGCCATTCCGACATGATGGTGACCCGGCGCTCACAGCGCATGTGAACAACACGAAAATCCGCTGGAACAAGTTTGGTTTGGCGATTGGTAAAACCAGCCGTGACAGCCACCAGCTCGTCGATTTGTGCGTGGCCATGGTGGCTGCCAACGTCGGCCGGCGTGAAGCCCTGAACTCCGGTAAGGTTCGTGCCCGCCGCAAGGCCGGCCCTAAGAAGCGAAGGAGAGTGATGATCGGATGACCCTCGAACTGATCCACGACTATGAGCTCGCAGACGACGAGCATACCCTCATCGCCAAGCTGGCGGGGCGGCTGCAAGAACACGCCCGGAAGAACAAGTCGAAATGGGCTTACTATGAGGGCAAAAACGCCCTCAAGGATTTGAACATTGCCCTACCTGCGGTTGCTGGAAGTATCCGGGCGGTTGTTGGCTGGCCCGAGATTGTCGTCGATTCTTTAGCGGAGCGGCTGGAGTGGCAAGGGTGGATCTCCCCGAAGTCGGACATCAGCGAACTAGACCAGGTGTTCGCCGAAAACGACCTAGCTTCTGAATTCGCTAAAGCCACCCTGGAATCCCTCGTCACTGGTATGGGGTTCCTCGAAGTATCCGCGGGCGGCGATGGTGAACCCGCCATCATTATTGATGCGGTTACTGCCAATGAGGCCACCTACATGTGGGATGACAGGCTTAACCGCATGGCAGCAGGCTATATTGAAAAAACCGGGGAAAACGGCGAAAAATACCAAACCCTACATTTGCCGGACCGGGTGATCTCTATCATCACCGACCCTCACAAGGCGGAAAAGGAAATCATCTGCGTCAAACACGGCTGGGGCAGGTGTGGCCTGATCCGTATCCCGAACCGGTCCCGCGCCGGGAAAGATGCAGGCGCCTCGGAAATCACCACGGCCATCGAATACTACACCGACCACGGCGTTCGCACAGTGCTCGGCATGGAGTTCAATAGGGAGTACTACACCACCCCACAGCGCTATTTACTGAACGCCACATTCGACCAGCTAGGCCTAGATGAGGACGCGACAGAGAGCGATCTTATCCAAATGGGGTGGAAAGTGGCCATGAGCAAAGCACTTGTGGTGCCGCCGGGTGATCCTGATGATGGGTTGCCGAACATCACTGCGGGCCAGTTCCAAGCATCCCCGCCGACGCCCTATATTGAAGAGCTGAAGATGATGGCCCAGCTTGTGTCAGCGCAATCCGGGGTGCCGGTATCGTATCTGGGTTTCGCCTCCGATAATCCACCCAGTGCCGACAGTATCCGCGCCACCGAATCCCGCCTGGTGCGGCGTACTGAGCTTCGCCAGCTGGCATTCGGCCGCCCACTGTGCCGCGACCTTGCCTACGTGTGCAAAGCCATCCTTGATGGCAGGCCGCCCGAATGGTCGTTTATTGCCTCCCTCGAAGCGAAATGGCTGGCTGCCGCCACCCCCACCCTGTCGGCAACCATGGACGCCATGACCAAAGCCGTAGCGGCTGAAATCACCCCGAAACACTCCTCCGTGGTGTGGGGCCGGGTGGGGTTCAGCCAGACCGAACAGGAAATCATGCGTAAGGAGCTCGCCGAACAATCCGCCACCCAACGCGCCACCGTGCTTGCTGGCGGGGCTACCACCGTTGGTGATACCACCGTGCTTGAACTGGCCAGGGCAAACCGTGACCCCGAAGAAACCCCCAACACCACCGATGAAACGCCTGTTGAAACCGGCCCGCAGGAAAACACGCCCGCTTCGCGGGGGGGGGGCGGAGGCAGATGACCTCAAACAACGCGCCGACGCCCTAGGCGTCCTGATCCGCGCCGGGGTTGAGCCCAAAGCCGCCGCTGACCTTGCCGGTCTGCCCGGGATCCGGTTCACCGGGGCAACCCCCGTATCACTACGGGAGAAAACTTAAGCAAAACCCATGGGAGGGAGGTGCTAGCCATATGGCCAGAGACCTGGATGCCGAAGCTGACTACCAGCAGGCCATGGACAACCTGCGGACCCTCGCTATACGGGATTTGGTGTCTTGGTGGAAACAGACTGAAACCCTCGGGTTCGCCGACGCCAAGCAGCTTATGGAAGAGCCCTTCCAGGCGATTATCGCAGCCTACGGGGAACAAGCCGCCTACGCCGCCGCTGACTACCTATTCCGCTCCCGCAGCCTCGACGATAACCTCCGCGGCCTGGAATATCCCGAAGTGGCCGACCCGGCGGGGTTCGAGCAAATCCTCGGCTCCTACGCCTGGGCACTAAACACCTCCCGCAACGCCACTGGCGGTTTGGATAGGCAGCTAGTGCTACGGAAACTCGCCGGTATCACCAACCGGCTCGTGCAACAACCTGCCCGCGAAACCGTATACCAGGCCACCCGGAAAGCCGGCACCCGCTACGCCCGCGTGCCGGAACCCCACGCTTGCACCTTCTGTCTCCTCCTCGCCAGCCGTGGTGCTGTCTACAGCCGCGATACGGTGCTGCTTACTGAGGCCGGCAAAAAATACCACGACAACTGCAAATGCCTCGGCATCGAAGTGCAAACCCCCGCCGACCTACCACGCATCAACCAAGAACTGGAACAAGTCTACGCAACCTCCGGCAGATATCCCGGCAGCGACCAAGAGGCTTTCGCCGAAGCCATAGAACGCCACCGAAACCAAACACCCGACTGGGTGCCGCCAGACGCCGTCCGATACCGACGTGCAGTCGACATGTCGAAAGCTTCGGGCGATCGAAAAATCACCGTCAAAGAAGCCCTAGACATTGGCTTAGCGGATGATACAGCATGGCCCGAAAAAGAAGACCGAATCCGCAAATGGCTAGAAGATAACGGCGCGCAATCCGTCATCAAACTGAAAGAACTCGATAAAATACCTGGTGGGGCGGGGCTTAGATTTAGGGATAGGACTGGAATCTCGAATACTCCTGATGCCATTGTTGATGGAGTCACGACGGAGATGAAATCCATCACCTCGAAAAATGGGATTAATAACAGGGGCAGAAAAGGGAAAAAACAATCAGACGCGCTCATTTATGATCTGAGAGGAGCGGAGCATGATGAGAAAACTATCCTAGCTGATTTACGCAGGGCAGTAGACAATAATGGCGCTGATCTTGATAGGATTGTAGTGATAACCAAGGAAAAAACAATTCTCTGGGAAAGGAGTTAGAAATGTCGTATGCTGCATCCATCATCATTCGAGATGCTGCCGAAAGCCCTGAGGATGTTGCAACTCAAGCAAAGAATTTAATCGCATCGCGTTTTTCCACAGCGAAGAAATTCTCAAGTGTGTGGGTTAACGTGACGCCCGTAAAGCAGCGGCGTGATTTCGGGATCGTCGAGATTGATGTTACGCAGTCTCGGGAATCAGCTGCACTAATCTTGCTGAAGGAGATTTTCTTCTTCCTTTGTGAGGAAACCGATTGGGCCTTGGAACTCGACTGGGATGGTGCTGAAGACCTCGGCGATGATTTCAGCGAATACATGCGTCGGCCCCGGGGCAATTCTGACCCCGTAGCATTCGACCCGTATTCCGATGAGGAACAGGACAATCCCTACTGGGAACGAGAAGAAGTCCAGTTAGCCGCCGCTAACGCTTAAAACTAGCATCCCCAGCAACCCGCGTTCTCCCCGCGAGACCGCGGGTTTTCTCATACCCAAAACACACACGAATATGAAAGGAACCCCCATGCCAGCCAGAGCATTAGCAATGCCCCCCTGGGTGCGAACCATCACCCCCGACATCCCCGCCGGCGGCACGACTGATGCCGCCCAGGCGGATACCGCAACCCCGCAAGCCTCAGACCGCGAAAGCGAAACCCCCGAAAGCAATGACAACAACGGCAGCGATGATGAGGGCGACCCCGACCCCACACCAGCAGATGAGCCGGCAGACGACGCAGCCGTGTGGAAAAAACACGCTCGCACTTGGGAAACCCGGGCTAAGGAAAACAAAAAAACCGCCGATAGTCTCCAGGCCCAGCTTGATGCCGAAACAGGTAAAACCAAGCAGGCCGAGGAAGCCCTCGCCGAAGCAACCAAACGCCAACAGGCAGCCGAAACCACTGCCGCCCGCCTAGAGCTCGCCCTGGAATTCGGCCTCAGCCGGAAAGAAGCCGAGACCTTCCTCCACGGCGACACCGAAGCCATGCGCACCCAAGCACAACTCCTAGCGGACCGCGCCGGGGTTGGGGCGTCGAAAAGCCGCCCCGCCACTTCGCCGCTCCAAGGCAAGGGCAAGGCCGGCTCCTCGAAAGAAAACGACCGCCATTGGGCTCGGCGCCTCATGGGTAAAACCAAAACCGAAAAATAAAAGGATGTGATTCATCATGCAGCTCAACCCAATCCGTGAACCCCTAGGGGTCGATAACCGCAAGTGGCTAGGAAGCCGCCATGGTGTGGCTAACGCCCAAACCGTCACCATTGACGGGAAGAAAATTTCCGCCGTTGCGAAGGACAACGTTCTGCCTTCCGGTATCCCGCTGAAGCGGGGGGCTGGCGGTAAATACGAGCCAGTAACCGCGGCAGGTGACACCCTAGCTGGATTCCTGCTCACCTCCCAGTCCGCCAAGCAGAAAGACGTGGATATCGTGGCCCCCATGCTCGACCACGGCCGCATCCGGGTGAAATACCTCCCCGAAGGCGTATTCGACATCACCACCTTGACCACCCCTAACCCCCATTTCATCCTCACCCCGAAGGAAGGTGACTGATCCTCATGTTATGGACCGAAGTTGTGCAGCCGCAGTCCCTCACCACTGTGGCCCGTGAAACCCTTGATGAGCGGGAACGCTCCAAAAACATCCTCGCTCGATTTCTCCCCAACCGTGTTGTTGACGACATCTACGTACAGCTATACGCAACTAATAATGGCTTAGTTGAGGCCGCTGAATACCGCGCCTACGACGCTGAAACCCCCATCGGCGCTACGCCTGGCGGTAAGAAGATCTCCCTGGAACTACCGCCCCTGGGCCAGAAAATCCCCGTCAGCGAATACGACCAGCTCCGGGCCCGCGGCGCCAACGTCCCAGCAGCTGGTAAAGACCTGATCGGTCGGTCTGCGGTGAATGCGGCCCGTGCTGTTGCTGACCGAGTGGAACTGTTGCGCGGCGAGATTCTCGCCACCGGCAAAGCTCTAATCGCCGAAAATCAGTTCAGCGCGGAGCAAGATTTCGGCCGCGACCCCCGCCTCACCACCACCGTGGGCACCAAATGGAGCCAGTATACTATTGCAACCCCGATTGAGGATCTGCAGGCTCAGGTAGAGCTCTACTCCAATATCAGCGGTGAAGCTCCTGGATACTTGCTAGTATCACCCCCAGTTATTAATAATCTGATCCGTTGCGAAGAAATCCGCAAAATGCGGGGCGGAGTCAATGGTATCCCTAGCATGGTGACCGCGGACGAGCTTCAGGCTATCCTGGAATCTTTCAGGCTGCCACCCATGCTGGAGTATGACCGTAAAGTTCGTAAGAACGGCATTTTACGGCGAGTGATTGACGAAAAAGTCGCTATCCTGCTCCCCACCGTGGATGGTGACGAATCCCCCCTGGGCTACACCTTCTGGGGCACCACCCTCGAAGCCGTCGACCCCGCCTACGGCATTGCCGACGAAGATCGCCCCGGCATCGTAGTTGGCGCTTATCAAGAAGACGATCCTAAAAGCACCTGGGTGCGAGCGAACGCAATCAGCATGCCTGTCCTTGGTGACGCTAACTACACCGCGGCCATGACCGTCCTCTAAGAGCCAAGGAGAACCACTATGGCAACCATTCGCAGCGACCTGGAAAGCTACGTCATTGCACACGATGAAACCCAGGCCCATGTACTCGCCCCAGGTGCGGAAGTACCCGACGGCGTAACTATCCACCCCGACCTGCTAGAACCGGAACCCGAAGATCCTGAAGATCCTGAAGGCTTGGGTGACGACGGGGAAGGCGGGGAGGACAAGCCCCCAGCAGGTACGAAGACAACCCGCCGGAGTAGCAGCCGTGCTCGCAAGTCTTGACGATGTTAAGGCCCGCATTCCCCACGTGGATTTCGACGAAGACCAAGCTCTAGGGCTATTGGAGGAGGCATCTGCCCTGGTTGAGGGGTACCTGCAAAAACCAGTGCCCGAACCAGTGCCGGAAACCATCAAAATCGTGGTATCCCGCATGGTAGCCAGGGTCATCGAAGCCCCCAAGGAAACCGCCTTCCAAGAATCCATGCAGGTCACCGCCGGCCCGTTTAGCCAAAGCGCGAACTTCACCCACGGTGGTAGTGGTGGCGCCCCCTGGCTCACCACATCGGATAAAACAATGTTGGCTCCCTTCCGTAAGAAACGCCGCGGTATCTACTCCATCACCATGAGCTAAAGAAAGTAGGGGGCGATGCCAGGCCTGCCCACAAACAGTTATTACCCGGTGACCCGGCTCCGCCGCTTCAAAACCGGCACCGATGAGCTCGGCAACCCCACCTACGGGCTCCAGGGCACCATCATTAACGTAGCGGGGTGGGCGAAACCCACCACCGCAGAACCCGAACTAGCGGGCCATGCCCGCCGAACAGTCGCCATAAAAATGTACGCCCACCCCGGCGGCTTTATCGAGACCGACATTGTTATCCTCACCCCAGGTGGCGAACGCCTAGAGGTTGTGGGCGAACCCGAAAACTACGAACACGGCCCCTTCGGCTGGGCCCCAGAATTGGAGGTGATTAATCTTGCCGGAATCGAATAACCAATGGTTAGAAGTAACCCTCGGCGCTGAGGAAGACCGATCCGATTATGTCCAATGCGTAAGCCTATCCTTCGATGGCGGCAGTCTTATCTGTTTCGCCGATGAAGGCATGCGGCAAGTACGAGCAGCCTATTCGCCCACCGGGTGGGCCAGGTGCAGGTGGGTGGATTACAGCGAAATACGCGCCGAACAAGACCAAGCTCGGCACAAGTGAGCAGGCTATGGCAAAGTACGCGCCGAACAAATCCGCGCTGAAAGCACTGCTCAAAGACCCCATGACCCAAGGGATCGTAGTCGACCACGCCGAACAAATAGCAGCCCGCGCTGGTGACGGTTTTGTCTCCTCCTACCAGATGGGCAAAACCCGCCACCGCTGCATCATCTACGCCGACACCTGGTCAGCCAAACGTCGAGAAGCCAGGGACAACATCCTCACCAGAGCCCTAGGCTAACCCACCCCCTGGAAGGAGGCCCATGTGACCACCACCGCAACCACCACAGTGATTGCCGAGCTGGCGCGCCGGGTAGGGGTGCCAGTATCTAGCCGCATGCCGGGCACCCCGAAACCGCAAGCCTTCATCATTGTTTCCCGCATCGGCGGCGGCATGGAGGACTGGGCACTCCGCAGCCCCCGGTTTTTAGTGGAGTGCTACGCCCATACCGAGCTGGACGCTGAGGCCCTGGCCGAAACGGCCTACGAAGCGTGGGTGCGGATGCGAAGCAGTCAAATCCAATCCACCACCATAGATACCCTCACCAGGTACGCAGACCCCGACCCGAAGCTCTACCGCTTCCAATTCACCGGTGGCGTGCGGCTCCTAGCCCACTAGCCGGCCCCTGGCGCGGCAGCAGGGACACCATCCTGCCGCAACTCCCTTTTCCGACATTCCTGATTTAGGAGAATACCCATGGCTATCAACATTCAAAACGCCTTCGTGGCCACCCCGCCCATCGACGGCGGCGTCTACTTCAACGCCCCAGTCGATACCCCGCTGCCGAAAACTGCCCTCGAAACCCTCCATAAGGATTTCAAAGATCACGGCGCTGTAGGCGAAGACGGTTTCACTCACACCATTAACCGGGAAACCAGCACCGAAAAAATGTTCGGCGGAGATGACTGGGTAGACACCCAAACCTCGTATACCGAAACAGTCGTTCTCACCCTGCTCGAAGACGGCAACACTAATGTGCTCCGATCTTGCTTCGGCGACGCAAACGTCATCGAAAAAGCAGCCACCGACAAGCACGGCCGCCAGATCACCGTGTACCACACTGCTGAACGGCTACCGCTCAAGCGCCACGTTGTGAAAGCTGTTTCCGGCGAAAAAGCTAAAACCTTGGTCGTACCGGTCGGCCGGATCACTACCGTGGAAAAAACCGCTGAGGTCCATTCCGCATCCACGAAATACAACGTCACGATCACTGCTTTCAAGGGCCCCGCCGAATTCAAATTCGCAAACTCCTTCGAGCTGCGGGACGACGGCATGGTCGACTCCAGCAACCCAGACCCCGACGCCCAAGACCGGACCGTGACCCTCCCTGCTGGTGTTACAGGCGGCACCTTCACCCTTTCCGTCGACGGCCACGCCACCGCTGAACTCGCATTTAACGCCGGCGCTGAAACAGTACAGGCCGAGCTGCGTAAACTCGCAGGCGCCACCACCGCCACCGTCACAGGTAATGCTGGCGGGCCCTACACCATCAAAGATGTCGCCGGGGCCCTCACCGCCGATGGAACCAAACTCACCGGCGGTGCGGGCACCACCATCACCGTAAACCCCTAAACCCCTCCCCGGTAACTCCGGGCGGCGGAGGGAACAACAACGGCGGCGGGCCTGTACCGCCGCCCCCGAAACCGGACACCCGCCGACGAGCCGTATCATTCGGGTGGGAAGACACCTCATCGAAAACCTACAACTGGGAAGAAACCCTCCAAAAAGTAGTAGACGCTGGCGGCACCACCATCGACCTAGCGGTAGGCCGACCCGAATGGCTGCTCTCCCCAGAAGTGCCCTCAGACAGTGGGCTCACATCATCCCTATCAGCAGCCGAAGGCGACCCCATCGCAGGGATCATCGACACCGCCCGTGCAGCTGGCATCACAAGCATCTACCTCACCCTGGATGCTATGGCCACCACCACCCTGGCGAAACCCGAATACCAAGAACTACGCTCCGTATCCAGAGACGGCACCATCCGAGACGACCTGGGCAGCGCCTACGCCCTCACCAAAGGACACATCGGTGACATGCTAGAGGCCGCCGCACGGCACCTCGCGGCCCGCTACGGCAACCGCATCAACGGCATCATCCTCACCGAAATCCACTGGGACTCCGGGTCATTTTCGGCCAAAGACCTGGAGCTATTCAAACAAGACACCGGTGAGACAGATTGGACCCGCCGCGGCGACGGCACCCCCCACGAAGGGCCCAAAGAGCTGGCGTGGTTCGGTGATAAAATGGCCGAAGTCGCAGGCCGCATCAAACGCGCCATCGGTAATGTCCAACTGGTTTTCGACGTGCGAGTCAACTGGGCCAACCCGCCTGCGGGCCGGCCCGACAGCGGACACGACTATGCCAAACTGTTGCGGCATGCCAATCTGATTCAGCCCTGGGTCTACTTCGACGCTGGGCAGGCTGGGAAAGCCGCGCCCCTGGTGGAAGCACTCACCGCACAATGGCCAGGCAAGATCCGCCCCTCCATCGGCCTGTGGGGTGCGGGCGGCACCACCATCCCCGCAACCGACCTGGACACGGCTATCACCTCACTACGCGACCAACCGTGGCTGCAAGTCACACCAGCATCAAAACTCACCACTGCCCACTGGCAGGTGTTGAAAAACTGGCGCTAACCACACTGAAAAAGGGCCGTGGGCAAAACCCCGTTACCGCCCGCGACCCTCAACTCCTCTATCAACTAAGGAGCCATCATGGCATTCGACATCCCCGGATTTGACAACATCGAATTCAACATCCCTGCAGGCAAAGACAAAAAAGTTACCATCACTATCCCACCAGTTGACTGTCTTTATCCCACAGACATCACCGCCATCCAAAACGAAGCCGAAAAACGACACATCGGCAATGACTCTGTTGAAATTACGCGGCTCTTCCTGCTCCACTTCAACAACGCCCAGGCTAAGAAGGACGCCATCAACAAGCTAGTACAACGCCAGCTGGTGGAAATCGACCGCATTTGGGGCCAGGAATCAGGTATCCTGCTGGGGGAATCCTTGCCCTCCACCGGTACGCCTTCGGGGGAGACCCCCAGCTCACCGACGCCCTCCGAATAGACATCCTTAACATTGGGCA